CGTGTCGCCACTTTTGGAGATCACCACCGAATCCACATCCTACATCCAAAATACTGTCGCCTTCGCGGGTAGTCGATTGGATGAGGAGACGCTTAGACTCGTTATGGTACTTGCGTATCTCCTCCATTTATTTAATTTAATTTTTCTTTTTTAAATGGTTTACTAAGGTAAAAAAATCTCAGACTATATAAATGCCTACCCAAAGAAACTTGTTACAAAATTTTAACCAAGTTTCCAACAGCGCTAACAAAAAGAAGAATGAGAGTAAAAAATTACGAAAACGATTACAATTTGGTAATTCCAATAGTCCTATGAAAACAATATCTATAAGAGAAGTTTTAAATGATATATTAAACGAACAAGAAAAATCTAAGATGATTGATGAATTATTAAAACTTGGAAACAAACTAAAAGCACTTAAACCAAAAAACGACGGAACCGTTTCTAATAACCAGAAACAGGTAATTACAAAAATGAAAAATTTAATTATAAAAATTAACAACAAAAAATAATATCAGTTTACAGAAATGGTAAATAATATATTTCGGAGAAACGCGAAAAACATTAAAGATTATAAAAATAAAATTAATCGTGTTGATAAACTTATTAAATCTGTATCAAAAGTTATTTCCGAACGATTCAAATTAATTGAAGAGTTACAGCGCAGAGAAAAAAGAATAAGACGTGAATTTGATAGGGCAGTGTCTCAGAAAAAGAAAAACAATGTAAATAGATTGGCTAAAGATGGAAAACGCACAACTGCAGCGATAGTTCATTTTTTGGAATTACAAGATGAATCGTTAGGCCACTTAAAGGAATTACAAATTATAAAAAATCAAACTAATGCAAATATGTATGAACCTATTCAAAATTTTATCTCAGAATATCTTAGAAATAGCAATAGCAATGGAAATGGAAATGGAAATCGAAGATAAGAAGTGTGACGATACCCAACCTGTTGCAAACTGGAAGTGTATAGTGCTTACGTTAGCGTTATCAGGTGGGTACTGGTTTTTACCTCATAGAAACAAGTGGGTCCTTTTAGGACTCTTATATTTTCCGTACATAGCACTCGCCTATTACGACCACTGGTACGCGTGTAAACGTAACCTCGGACCTACGTACCTCGCCATGTTTTACCATTGGATAAAACCTCAAGATTCGGATCAGATCGTCAAGTATAAGAATTGGTGTCCCGAAATCAAAAATAGAGTTCTTTTCATAGACACTGCCATATTACTCGGTTGTTTAGTCGCTTTACCATCGTTTCTCAGATGGAAACCTTAAACTAATGTAAATCCAATATCCTTGGGTGTTATTTTTTCATCGACATTCCAATTATACAAGTAATAATTATTCGTACCCGTACCTCTCATAAATCTATTCATAACGAGTTCTTCTTCGCTTACACTTATATTTGTACAATTGTAAACGTCGAAACCTCTATTACGCGCCATTATTATCGCATCTTTCAAACAGCTTCCTACGTTATAAAACGTGTACGCCTGTTTTACTACACTCCCAGATTCTACGTGTACGTAAGGTATACTATAAAACGAAAGAAACTGATCGGTAGTATCACTTATATAGGAATACATAACATCTTTACGTGGTAATAACCAGTTTTCGACGTATTTTTCATCGATTTCGAGGTACAATTTAAATTGACGAAGGTGTTTTTGTAACATTCGTGTAACACGTGGAATATCATTTTTAGTCATTTCCCTAAAACTTGATGATCCCAATACTAAATTTGGTATTTTGCTTGCTTTTGAAAACCCTATAGAATTTAGTTTTTTAACGTTTATAAGTCTGTGCCAATACCTTACTTCCGTTAACGGTGGGGATACGCGTTTAACTATAGTGTATATAGCCTGTCTTATATTATATTCTCGAGCGCGACGCGATATTTCGTTTATGAGTAAAGGTGCAAACCCTTTTGATCGCGAATCGTTATCTACACACAAAAAGTTTATTTGGATCATCTTTAGTGACGTTCCATTTACGTTTACCATGGATGGAACGCCCGTAATGCATCCGTGCATGATTTTGGTTTCTGAATTGCGTATAGATATAACGAATTTTTCATCGATTGCTAATCTTAACAATTCGAGTGGGTAATCGAACGCGTAATGTGAATCCCGTATATAATATTTTTTAAGAAACATACATAATTCTTCTAAATAACACGAATCCCACTCGTAACCATCCGGTAAAATGTTCTTTTCGAGTTTAAGGTTCTCGGATGAATCTATTTCACCCTTAATACAATTGTTTTCTTCTTTTTTTACAGGTTGGTTTTTCCAGTACATTATTTATTAGTATACTTAAAGTTTTAAGTATATACAAGTATATATAAACAATGACATCTCTTGAACAAGATTACACGACCGTACCGGGTCAACTTTATGCCTGTCTTTCAGTAGTAGGACCAGAAGCACCACAAAAGAATGATAAATTTGGGATTAAGATTAGAGGCGCGTTTAATTCACGTGATGAAGCGGCTGCACATGCAAAACGTCTTCAAAAGGAAGATGCAACGTTTGATATTTATGTTGTTGATATGTATAAATGGTTATTGATTCCACCTGATCCGCTTCAAATTGAAGACGTACATTATTCGGATCAAAAACTCGAAGAACTTATGGTGGGGTACAAGGAAAATCAAGCCCAAGCCGCTGCTATGTTTGCACAACGTAAAACGGATATGATGGCTGTTAAGGCACCAGGTACCGATACGTACTTTAAGGGTGGTGATGAAAACTCCAAGTTTTATACAAAACCCGATGAAGCTCCCGTAAGTCACCCGGGTGAAGTTTTGGAACGTCTTCAAAAGGAAAAACCAGATGCGGATATGGAAGATTTGGTTAAGGAAGCTGATGAGATTGTCGCAAAAGAAATGGAAACAGTTCGACTTAAGCGCGAGGCCGATCTTAAGGAACAAATTGAGAAAGAAGAAAAGGAAATGAAGGAAAGTGCTGACAAAGCCGTTGTTGAAAATTCTACGGACGCTCAGGTCAAGGAAAGTGAAGATGGGGGTGAAGAGGAAGTAACGTCCGATGATAAAGAAAACAAACAAGACTAAATTAATTTTGTTACGTAAATGTAAGTATGTTGAGTATTATATTGAACATAATCACCATTCTTATTTTGATATGTGTATTAACTTTATTTTTGAGATTGTATTATAAGCAAAAAAATAAACCTGAAAAAACATCCGGTGATTCTAAAAGTGCTACAAATAACGACGAAGTAACTGCTTCCGAAGTTATGAAAAATACATTTGATGATCCACTAGTTACGAGTCGATCGTATTTTACTGAATCATCATATGGGGAGATTGGTGATTTTATGGGTCAACAAACACCTTCGAGTGTGTATTGGATAGAAGGTAAACCTATCCAGGTCTAAGAATAACTGGTTGCATGGTTTTACCCATGAAAAATCCCAGTAAAAATGCAACAAATATTATAATGTACCCTGTTTTGTCTAAATTTGCAAATATATCAGGTTTTTCTTGGTGTAGTATTGGTTGTTGTGCGTAGATTGGTGGTTGTGGTGGAGCGTAATATTGTTCGTTATTCTCTGGTTCCTGTTCATGTAAGTCGTTATCCTTGTTTAAAAACTCTTCTGGGTTATATTCAATTGGTGTTCCAACTTCGGCTTCCATTTATATAGATTAAATTCTTTTTTTTAAGCTTGATATTACTCACTATCCGAATATTCATCTTCCTCCTCTTCCCCTGAATAATCGGCATCGTCATCATCATCGTCAACGACAAACCCTTTTAAATTTCCATTTTCATCTTCATCTGAATCGTATTCAGAAGAAGATTCTTCATCTGTACATATATCATCTTCGTCGTCCGTTTGAAGAAGATCAACGTCTGTATCGTATTCATCTTCCTTATAGTCATCTTCTACCTCTTCAAATAATTCTAATCTTTCTGGTGCTTTTGATAATCTTCCCGAGCGTGTTCTTCGACTTACAGCAGACATATGTTTTAAATAGTATTAACACATTTCTTTTAAGTATTTTACTCATTAACACGCTGTTTACAAAGATTGTAATATTTTATTGGTCAGTATGTGTTTAGGTGGTGATTTACATTTACATTTTTGAATAAGTAATTTATTTTCTATTTCAAAATTTACATTACTTATACATTTTTCACACGAGTACGATGTAAAAACAATGTGTTTTTTTGTATTTTTCTTTTCTACCTTGTTTACTTTAAGGTTTTTGTTTTTGAAAACGTTTTTGTTTATGAAAACATTCAATAATTCTATAGCCTGTTCAAAATCGATAGGCTCTGTTTTTTTAACGGTATTGTTTGGTTTATACTTTTCTATTTTACCGTCTTTGTATAATATATTCGTAATTTTGGAAGGAAGTTGGTGTCGTTTACCCGTGAAGTCTTTACAAAATCCAAAATGTCTTAATATGTCAGTAGTAGAAAAACACTTTTGTGCTATAGTATCTCCTATTATGTGAAACCACACATGATTGGAATTATGGTTACACTTTTTATTTTCACAGTAGTGTGAACTTGTTGAAACGAGAAAATGTTTATTACTTTCGTATATTTTTGTTATTCTTGCCGTATTTTGACCTTCTAAATATTTTCTTACAAATTCTTCAACGAGACTAATAGCCTCCTGGTCTTTGAACTCGTTTTTTATCTGTGCTGCTGTAAAAGAACCTTCTGGTTTTTTTGAGTATTTACTTTCTATTATTACGGGATCGTCTCTTTCCGTGCGTAGAGTTGCCATGTTCATTATTTTAACATCTGCGACCTGACCGTTTATAGTTTCGAGTAATTGAAATGGTCCGTACCTGTATATAAATATCGGTAAATATTCACTTTGAGTTACTTTACCTGTATGATTGCATTCGGCACACCCTTTCCCGGAACACTCTTCGTGTTTACCCTTTTTGTGAGACCATGGCATACGAAAACCACTTCCCTTAGCCTTTCTTTGTAAACTTCCATAAACCGATTCATCGATTATATCGTTCCAATTTCTCGATCCGTAATACTCGTTCATTATCCTTACGAGATTTTCTCTTATTGCTAAAGCGGATGATTGATTTACGACAAAATCGGGCCAATTTATATGAATCCCTGTTTTAATTAGATGACCTACTTTTTTTGGTTTAGCTACGGAAATGAGTGCTTCTTTACCACCCATTTTTTTAACTCGTTCGCAAATTATCTTGCAATAGTTTTCGAGTTCTGAAAATCCAATCTCATCTTCGTCCTTATAATCGATATCCAAGAAAAAGTTATAATTTTCAGTTTTTTGTTCGACAACGAATATTTTTTCGCCCGAATTATAGGAATCTACATATTTAGTATAAAAATCATTCAATCTATCAAATGGCACTGAAAGGACACCGCCGTCCATAAGCACATGTGATACATTGGTACTGTTCCAGAACCCCTGTTCTTTACACCATGATTTAAACATGGTTACTTACCAAGTAGTGGTTTTATTTTTTTATATTGATTTAATCACTATCGTAGTGATGTCTCCAAATTGATTTTCTGTAAGATATTTCTGGATACTCTTCCTGTTCTGATAAATTCTTTTTTAAAACAAGAAGTTCATAAACTTTGTCATCTTTGTGTAATTCTGCGTACCTATCTGCCTTTTCCTGTGTATAACCATGTCGTTCAACGAGAAGATGTGAAATTTGTGAAAGTATGTAAGCTTTAGACTTCATTATTTAATAGAGAAGGTTTTTCTATTGAGAGAAGTTATGCATGCATAAAATTCTGGGTTATTAAGAACGTTTTTAACTATTCTATCCCATTGCTTTTTTGTATTGAATTCTGTTAACGTTTCAAAATTCATAAAATCATTTTCATCGTAAGTTCGTTTATATGGTTGTTTTTGTATTTTTTTAAGGTTTGTTTTTTGTTTCTCATCGTTGAATTTCTTGATGAGATCGGATTGTTGTTGTGGTGTATAATCTACGAAAAATATAAAGACGTTATATTCTAAATCAACGCCTGGACTTTCTTTAACTACAAATTTGAAATCTGAATACTGACCTTTTTTAAGGGAAATAACTCCTCTCGTTTCCTCTTCTAGTTCTCTTAAAGCACATCGTATTGGATTTACTATTTCTCTACGCCTGCACCCTCCGGTAACGAAAATCCAATCTTTGAATCGTCGGTCTCGGACAGTCAGAAACTTTGGTTTATCACCCGTAAACGTTACAGGTATTGCAATAGCCTTGTATTTTTTCATTGCTCATTAGCAAGTTATAATTGTAGGAGATGATTATTCTGATGAATCTTCCTCAGATTCTTGATTTTCATGATTTTTCTCTTCCACTTGGGTTTGTAACGTGTTTCCTTTTTCAGACTCTGGTTCTTCAAAAGGGGATGGTCTGGGCCTGGATAAAAATGAAACAAGTTTTCCATTAAATCCCTTGACACCTTCCATCTCTTCGTTCGTTTTTTTGAGTTCCCGGTACATATATGCAGTGGCAACAATACAGACAATTACGGCTACTATTGTAATAGTATCTCGATCAAAGGTAAACATTATATAATATTAAAATGTAGTGTGAATTTTTTAAGTATGTATAATCGCACCCATTTGAACTGCATTTTCTTTTGGGCAATCATACCCCATTTGAGCAAATTGAATCTCCTGGTAATGTCCTTCCTTACACTCAGCATTTTGAGCTGGTTCTTGTTGTTTGGAGTCGACGAGATGATTCAAAGTTCCGGATTTGGGATCGTAAGTAATTATAAATATAAAAGCTGCGATAAAAACTATTTGCCAGAACATTTATATTAAGTGGCTATAAAAATTAAATTAGTTCGAGTACATCAAACCACCCATACCATTTTCGACACGGAGGATGTTGTAGTTGACGGCGTAGATAGTATTAGTGAACGCCGTACTATCGGAAACAAGTCTCGCGGAATCGAGTCTACTGAAGTTGAGCGAACCAGTTGGTTGGAGCTTAGCAGTATCGAGACAGAATGGAACCAATAAGATATTCTCAGCGACCGCCGCAGCCTGTGTATGGTAATACACTGGGACCGAGGTGTGGTGTGGAATAACTGGTTTCGAATCCGAAACATCCGTACCGTTAATTTGGAGTTTGACTTTCGCGGCGGCAGACATGGAATTGGTCGCGACCAAATATTTCATTGGGTGATTGAAGCTGAGTTCCTGGATTTTACCGGTGGAAGCGATCGCCTTTTGTGTTTGTGTGATGAGCATGTTTTGTGGTGTATTGGAAAGCGCCGTGCGTTCATCAGTATCGAGGTGGAGAAATTGAGCGAATACTTCGAGGTCTCCGACAATAGAGGCATGATCAGCCCATGTAATTCTCAATTCAACATCGTGGTATTGAAGTGCAATCAATGGGATCGCGGATTGGACATTTTCGCAAAACGAGAATCTGAGTGGGTAGAATTTTTCCGACGAGTATTGAGCTCTCGAGTACGTTTGGTTCATAACCGTTGGTGCGAGAGCAGTAGAGAAATCGTAATCTTGTTCGTCGATGACTTGACCACCGATCAAAAGTTCAACTTTGGAGACGTTTTGGTCCCAATCGGTAACATTACCCGCTCTATTAGCGATGTAGACGTAACCGAGCATGTCACCTTTTCTTTCAATTCGAACAGTTGACATACCAGCTCGAGCTGGGTTGCCCTGGATAGTTTGTCTTTCGACAGTTTGGGCGAAGTTTGTGTGACGTTTGTAGTTGGACCTGAAAAAAGAAACTTCAGGTTGACCTACGAGATGCGCATCTTGCGCACCGATTGCAACGAGTTGGGCAATACCTCCAGACATATTTTATATTATACTAAGGTTTTTTATTTTTAAGCCCATATATAATATAAAAACAGGTGTTGGTCTGATTTATTAATTTTGTGTGAATGCTACTGAGTTCATGTATACATTACCTGCAACATTTGATAATGTCATGAGTCCATGTTCGTCTTTTGTAATGGAGAGGTCTGATGTTTGGACGTACCAATTTACGTTTGTTAGGTTTTTAGATATTTTCCTGTCTGCACCTGATGCAAATACGGGTACAACTATTTGAGCCCCGTCTATAAGATTTGAATATACGAGACTATCTAAATCGCCTGTGAGTGGAACGAGTGGTGCTGTACCATAACTTTTATTTTTAGCATCTATGGTTATTGTGTCTGTAGATGACATTGTTGCGGTTATACCTGGGTTCGTGAGCTGTATATTTTGTGATATTACATTACCTAGCGTGTTTACATTTGAGCCAATTTTAATACTATTTGTTGTAACAAACGCATTATCCGAATTATAACTCGAGTGCGGGCCTGTAAATTGTATTACGTTTGAGGTTACGTTTGCACCTGCACTTGCCATTGCAACATCGTCTAAATTGAACGGTGATGCGGCAACGTGTAAAGCGCCTATCGTAATGCTATCTGCTGCTACATTCCCTGAAACCGTGAGTACATTGGATTCGAATACGTTAACTGTAAGGTTAGCGGCTGCGACCGATGGTCCTATAGAAACATTTGCCTTGTACTCGTGAATATTATCGAGTGTCGAACCACCTTGTCCCCCTGAATCGTAAATCTCACCGGTCGTCGTGTTAAACGATAAAACGTTGTTCGTAGGTGCTGCGTAAGCTGGGTCAAGTTTTATAGCGTTATCGATCTTGAACGATGCTACTGCACCTGCCGATGATTTAATTAAAACATCACCCGCGTAATCGATTTGTTTTGTATCTGCGATATCGATATCACCCGCGGATGTTAAACCCGTGGTCGTGTTATTAAACGCGACTGTTTGTGTTGTTGTTGCACCCCCATCTGTAATAGCCTGTAAAGTGGAAGAAACGTCGTCCCATGCTACTCCGGTATTATCGCTTCTAAGGAATTTTTTACTTGTTGTTGTGTGAGGAGAAAGTTTAGATAACACATCTCCAGACGATGGACCTAATAACAGTTCGTTTTCTGCTACTGAAGTTAAACCCGTACCACCTTTCTGCATTGTAACCTGTGAGCTCAAATTAAGGGGGTTGAGTACAGTAA